TGTCTACTTCTATCATGTTTAGTACCTTTTTGCTTCTGGCGGTGTGTTGACAGTGCTAATAATTTCACCCTCTGCTCTTTGTTTTTCTTCTAAAACAGAAACGTATTCATTATATCCCATTGTAAAAAACTCATCTGTGTCTTCATCAACTAAAACAACTGTAGGGTCACTAAGTCTATGATACCCATATATTTTTTCGTGTATAGCAGCATCTGTGTCTAGTAGACCAGACCTAGGAGCAACACTCACAACCATACCGTTTTCTATACACTTAGCTAACCAAAACTCCACACAAGCTCTACCTGCCTCTGCAAAATGTAAGTTACCTTTGTATGTAAAATCTATACCAAACAAATTTATTTTCTTAACTTTATTGTACAGAGCAAACGCTATAGCGAAAGGAACAGTATTGTTTAAATACGAACATTTTGTTTCTTTAACAACTTCTAGTAACGGAAATTCTACTAATCCTGGACATCTAGAGTCTAGTTCGCAGGTGTATATTGGTCCAGTATTGTTTAGTAGAATTTTTGTCATTATACCTGTTTGACTTCCAGCAGCGTCTGAATCTAAAAAACGACTAGGGGGATCTAACATAAAAGTACGGTCGCACTGTGTGATCCCAGCCATGGCGTTAATACCCCAAACTTCGTCGTATTCTATGCTGTGTGATTTAGATAAATGAAAATCTAATTGGCTTTCTCCCATAGCGACAATTGCGATTTCTTTTCCTTCAAGATTTTTTATCCTCATGCTTGAGGCGGTCTCCTTATCTCATCGTACCTGTATTGATCTCTGGTTGTGTTTCCTTCTGAAAGATTTTTTAACTGCGCTAGTGATTCTTGAAACCTTGCTTCGTAAATAGGTACTGTTTCATAGGCTTTTAGGTACATCATAGCCTCTACTAAACTACCGTATAGTAAAGCATTAGGTGCATTAGTAGATAACCATGTTGTCCCACTGTCACCAGAAGAAACTAAGGAAGTTGGTCTGTAGAAATAATGAAGTTCAAATACAAGATCCGCGCTCGGAGTCGGGGCTAGTATGAAAGTGTCATCGTCAAACTGAGCATAATATTTAGGTGTTCCTGTAGTTGCTTCGGCAGGGGTAAAGTCTCGAATAAAACTAACGTGTTTAAAAAGTAAATAGCTGTAGTTACTATCAGTGTCTAAAACAGCTAAACTGTATGGGCTTAAAAAATCTGTAGGGGTGGCTAAGTATGTGTTAGAAGCTGTGGCAGTACCTTTAACATTTTTTCTAAAATCATCTACTTGAACGCCTTTTAAAATACGTTCCTCTGAAGATTTTATAAAATCATTCAAATGTGTGACAAAAGTAGATTCAGTGCTTTCAGAGTAATCTTGTATAGCTGTTTTTAGATTAGAATATGTCCAACTCATAATATTATCCTGTATTAACGGTTATAACACCTAAAGAAGATGTTAGAGCATCCATATCAAAACTAGAACCAATAGTATTATTATGTGCTGGATTCATTGAAAGACCAGTCACACCTTGGCTGTTTACTGTATTTTCTGTTCTAACTATACCATAACTTGTTGTTGGTGCTGCTTCTGTAGGTCTTGGCTGTTTTAATGCTTGAGGATCTACAGGTACTCTGATTGGTTTTAACTGAGGGTGTTTCGGTTCATAACATTCTGGGCAGGTTTTTAAACCATTCCATTCTGTTTTTAACATTAGATACTTATAGACAAAACCACATCTATCACACTGTGCCTGTGCGCGTTTTCCTACTGCATATGCCATTAGTAGGAAGACCTAGAAGGAACTAGCATCAAAGATGCTCTATTTCTGTCCTCGTCTGCTGCTAGTTTAAAATCTTGTTCGTATTGTTGTTTTAGTAACATAACTCTTTCTGGGTTTTTCTTCATAGCTATATAGTACGCTAAACCAGAAACCATACAAGGAATAAACCGAGAAGGAACTTCAGGATCTTGATTAGAAGCTGTTACGTCATCTATTCTTTGTATTGTGTTAGCTATTAAAGTATAGGTTGCTGCACTGTCTGGTGTTGGCCAGAGCTTAATGACTGGAGTTGTTTGCCTGTCTAAAAATAACTGTGTAGGTCTTCCAGTAGCAGATTTATTAGGAATGTTTAAGTATTCAGAACGACCTATACGAGTTAACTGTAAATCCGTAGTAGTCGTTCCGACAACTTGTCGTATGATAGCAGAAACTACGTCAATATCATACTGGTTTAAGGTGTAACTACTGGTTCCAGAAGTCAAGCTGGTTGAAGTTTGTTCTATTGTCCAAAGGTTTACACCTCGGTTAGCCCAATCAGCAAACATTATGTTTAATGATCTTCTAGCTGTTTCAGCGTCGTAACCTGTTCTAAGTTCTAATCCTGCTAACTCAAACGCTTCTTCAATAGTGTCTGCTATACTTAAAGCAAATGTTTTAGTGCCTGAAGTTGCCATAACTACGCATGGTGTACAGTCATTTCTAAAAATGTAGAAACGGTGTATTGAAGGTAAATACCAGAACTAAAAGAAGCGCCTTCCTCAGGAATCGTAACATCTCTAGTAGCGGTAGCTGAAGCAACTGAACCTAGTTTCATAACACTTGTTCCACTTGGGGAAGTTGTTAAAAAGTCTAAAAGCCCTGCTGTTGCTGTGCTTGTGTAACTAACACCTTTTAATTTTGCTGCACTGACAGTTATTACATCTGCTGCTGAACCGTTAACACCAGCACTGACGTTGCCTGCGGGATTACCCACCGCTGAAATACCAGATATAGTTTTAAAATATTTGGATCCAGTAGCTGTTCCGGCATTAGCCCCTGTGATTGACTCTGTTTGAGCATCGCCGTTAATATCAGTTCCTGTAACAGTAAAACTTTTTGAACTATCATTCCCAGCCGAGAGGATAGTAACTATCCTCCCATGACTGAGCGCAACAGCACCGCCGTCGGCTAACGCTCCCCCAATTACGAGAGCTGCGTTATTTCCAACTGAGGCTGCTGCTGATATCCCATCGGCATCTAATGCTACTGTGTCTGCAGTTACTTGTACAGTTTTTAAGTTAACAAAAGTATGTCCCATAAGTTACCCCTAGATAATACCAGTAAGATTAATTAGTGAGTAGTCAGTCGTTACGTTAACAATCATAACCGTACCAATTACTTGAATCACATCTCCTGCGGCTGGTCCAACTGCTCCTGCTGCACCTAAAGGAACGGCGTGGTTGCCCACAACTAATGTACCTGAAGTCAATATTGTGGTAGGTCCTGAAACTGAAAACCAACCATAAGCACTTGCTGCCATATCGACAACTGTTACACCTAGTGTAGCGCCTGTAGTGGTAGCAGCTTGAACGATTTGCGCACTGCGTGGATCAGGAATTAAAGTTATTCTTGAAGATGTTGTTATAGCTGTTGCTAAATCATCATAACAAGTAATGACTATTGATGGGTCTGCTGAATGATCATGTGCTGGGTTAGATTTAATTCTAAGCATCTGACCTTCACCTGCTGCATCATTAACATACAGATAACCATTAGCGTACTGATTTAGCGTTATGTCTGTACCAGCAGTTTCTACCGATATAGCTGTTTCCCCTGCGGCTACGCCTGCAGTTGGAGTTAAATCAAAGTGATGGGCGATTGAAGCCGCGTGAGTTACACATTTACCTGCTGTAACGGCTGATGCTGCTAATCTACCATATGCATAAACAGTATTACCGTAAAGTAATCTACTGCCTAGTGGGAATAATTGAGTAAGTCCTGAAGTGAAAGGATCAACAGTACCGTATTGGCTTCCGCCTTTACCTACGATAAAATCAGCTGGTCCATATCCCGTTGCTGCAACATATTGAGTGTGTGCACCAGCATCTGTAAAGATATTACCATCTGAATTAATTACTAAACCATCAGTGATGGCTCCTGTTGCTGCTGTTATATCAATAGTTTTAAAACCATTCTCGGACCTGACTGGTCCATTAAAGGTTGAATTTGCCATAATTTCCTCCTACGGAAATAAGTTCTATCATCTTGGCTTGTCTGCTAGGTCAGTTGATAGAACAAGTTAGTTGTCCTAGAAATTCTATTTTATATCATACTTCGTAAAAAAGAAAGGGAGCCGAAGCTCCCCGTCTAGTATAGCTAGTTAGCTACGTTATGCGCCAGGAGATCCGTAGATTCCGCGCCAGTCACTAAAGCCGAAAGAATATCTTTCTCTAGCTTTATATCTAACATTACCAGTTTCGAAGTCGCCTTCCATTCCAGTAGCCATCGCAGCTCTTTCGAAGTGCTTCAGACCGTTAGGTGCATCTGTCTTAATGAAAAATGCGTCTGTGTCAGTTAAATAGTGGTTGACAACATAACCTTCTGGCAACATTCCCATGTTTTTCATGGCATTGATGTCATTATCGGATGTTCCAACACGACCAGGACTGTTTAAAATTCTGTCAGCTACGAATTGAAGCTGAGGAGGAATTATCAGTTTTCTAGCCTGCACATTAACTTTGATGCCTCTTTCGTCTTTAAACTGAGAGATATCAATTAACGCATTTTCTAACGAAGTTTCGTTAAGATCTGCGGCAGTACTTGGTTCATTAGACAAGTCACCAGCTGTTAAAGTTGGGTGATCTGTTGTCATGAGAGGTTTCGCGTCTCCTCCTGGGAAGGACGTTGAAAAACCATTGTTAAGTACGTTTGCAGCTTTTACTTGCTTCGTAGTTGCCATAGATCTTGCCAATGCTCGTGTATAACGTGAAGAAAGAGTATCGTAGAGATTATCTTCGATAGCTTCTTCTGTTAACGCGAAAGCAAGTGCTATAGTTTCGTGGGTGTAACGAGACGTGAACGTTTCTTGTGCTGTATCATAAGTCACAGCTGCACCTTCCCCTTTGGTAGGAGCTTGTGCGAAACCAGATAACATTACCTCTTCTTCAAACGCTCGGTCTGATGATTCGGTGTCAAAGATTTCAGAATGTTCATTTTCGTAACGATTATACTCAAGACCAAAAAGTGCATTCAGTCCAGGCTCGAGTTCCTTTACTAGCTGGGCTCTATTAATTGCCATTTCTAATTACCTTTTTAGTTATTGCCGAAGGCAGAAGTAGGGAATACTACATACATTCTAGCGTATTGACCAATAGAGTTATCGGGTCTTTGTACAAACCCTACTACTGTTGCAATACCACTAGAAGTTGTTGCAGTAACACCTTCAGCTGATCGACCTGTTGTTGTTGAACCCGCAGTTGTCGTAATCGTATTAGTTGTACCGATCGTCGCTTGCGTAGGAGTTGCAGATGCCTGCGCCTCATAAACAATATCTGGATCAGCATAAACATACGCTTTCGCGTTTGCGGCACCTAGTGTA